GCTTGCAGGTGGAAGCGAACCGTCACAGCGTATTCTTCTGGCAGCAAGGGGTATGCTGTAAAATCTTTGTGGATGCTCTGTACGCGGTGCGGAAGGAACTGTTAGAATCTCCTAGCGAGGTGTTGAGTGCCGGGAAAACCTAAAGGACTGCCAAAAACCGGTGGCCGCAAGCCTGGATCCTTGAACAAGGTGACCGCCTCGGTCAAGGGTGCGCTTGAGGAAGCCTTTGATAGACTTGGGGGTGTGGATTCCCTGGTAGCCTGGGGCTCTGAGAATCCCAGCGATTTCTACAAGTGCTGGTCGAAGTTGATCCCCAAGGATATCAAGATCGAAGGCGGGGAAGGCTTGATCAAAATGGTCATCGTCACGGGTGTTCCTGAAGCCGCACCTAAATTGCCTGCCAATGACCGAACGGCTGATTGATCTAGGGTTTACCTGCCGTCCTTGGCAGGAGGAAGTCTTCAAGAATCTCCTTCGCTTCTCCGTGCTGGTGGTTCATCGCCGTGGGGGCAAGACTGTCCTTGCGGTGATGAAGTTGATTGATGCGGCTCTCCGCTGCACCAAGGAAAACGGACGCTTCGCTTACCTTGCTCCGCAACTCAATCAGACCAAGGATCTGGCATGGTCGTACATCAAGCACTATGCCGGGAAGGTGCCTGGAGTCCTGATCAATGAATCGGAACTCTTCGTGCAGTTTCCCAATGGGGCGCGGATCAGGCTCTACGGGGCTGACAATCCCGATAGCTTGCGAGGTCGCTATTTCGATGGGTTGGTGATTGACGAGGTAGCGCAGGTTAAGCGGGAACTGTGGGCAGAGATCCTGTTGCCGGCGCTTGCGGATCGTCAAGGTTGGGCGATGTTCATTGGCACCCCAAAGGGAATCAATCTGTTCAGTGAAATCTACTTCAAGGCCCTACAGGATACTGCGACGTGGTATGCGAAGTCCTACCGCTGGCAGGACACTGGGGCGCTCCCGGTGGAAGTAATTGAGCAGATGCGTAAGGAGATGACGCCGCAGCAGTTCCGGCAGGAGATGGAATGCGACTTTAGCGCCTCTGGGGATAACGTGTTGATTTCGATTGAGGATGCGCGGAAGGCGTCCAACACGGTCCTGCGCGAAGAACAGATTGCCTATGCACCTCGCGTGCTTGGGGTGGATGTGGCCTGGAGCGGCGGTGATCGCAGCGTCATCATGCCTCGTCAGGGCCTTCAGGCATTTGAGCCAGTCATCCGCCAAGGGCTGCCTGAGAAATCCTTCGCTGCGCTGGTGGCTCAGGAAGCGATTGACTTTGAAGCGGATGCGATCTTTGTGGACAACACCGGGGGTTATGGCGGCGAGGTGGTGAGCATCCTCACCGAGATGGGCTACAACGTCCTGCCTGTGGTGTTCAGCGGCAAGGCCACGGAAGAGAGATTCCTGAACAAGCGTGCCGAAATGTGGTTTGCGATGGCCGCGTGGATCAAGGCCGGTGCATCCATCTGGAAGAATGAATCCCTGATCGCAGAGCTGTGCAGCCCAACCTACGATAATGACAATGCCGCCAACAGGCTACAGCTTGAATCGAAGGCAGATATCAAGGAACGCCTTGGGGTAAGCCCGGATATGGCCGATGCCTTGGCGTTGACCTTTGCCTTTCCAGTCCAAAGAGCCGATGCCATGGAAGTGCAGCGTAGCCGAAAGATACAATCAGACTGGGATCCATTTGAAGAACGGGAATAGGGACAAAATGTCCCGAGACAATTTGTCGCACATTTCTATTGCAAAATGCTAATCTGCATAACATAATCCCTTGCAGTGACAGTAGCGGGGGAATCCAAGCAGTCCGCTGAATCTACCCGTATCATCGGTCCCACCTTCCAGAAAGCCGCGTTCACAGGATCCCTAGTCAGCGAGATCATGCCTCTGCTCGAGGCGCATTACCTCGAGATTGCACACTACCAAGACATTCCGCTGAAGCCAGATTGGGCGCGGTACCAGAAGGCTGCTGAACTCGGGGTGCTGCGGATCTTCACGATCCGGCAGGGCCGCGATTTGGTGGGCTATCAAGTTTTCTTCGTCAACGTCAACCCGCATTACAGCACCTCGCTCCAGGCTGCCGTCGATATCGTCTACCTCGATCCCAGCTTGCGTGGGAAGATGATCGGCTATCGCTTCATTGCCTGGTGTGATGAGCAACTCAAAGCCGAGGGCGTGCAGGTTTCCATTCACCACCTGAAAGCCCGCAAGGATCTCAACTACGGCCACATGCTCGAGCGGCAGGGTTACGAGCTGATGGACCTAATTTACGTGAAGAGATTGGATAAATAGCCGTGGCATTTTCGGCGATCGGTCTTGCTCTCGCGGTTGGCTCCACAGCCTACGGAGTCCATGAATCCGGCGTGCAGCAACGTGCCGCTACGGATGCTGCTCGGGATCAGGCCAACGAACAAGCTGCGCTCATGGCCACTCAGCAGCAGAATCAGGCCCAGCAGGATCAGGATGCCCAAGCACAGCAACAGCAGGTCCAGGCTAGGCAGCGTGCGCTTGCCAGCGGCTATCAGAATGCTTCCCGCACTCAGTTTACCAGTCCTCTAGGCTTACCGGGTGGAGCGTCCACCACAAGGGGTACCCTACTCGGGATTTAAATGGCGTATACCGAAAACAAGAAGTCTCGGCTGCTCAAGCTGCGGTCAGCAATGGAGCTGGAACGTAGCAGCTTTGATAGTCAGGCCCGGGAAATCAGCCAGTACATCCTGCCGCGCAGGACTAGGTTTTTCACCACCGATGCCAACCGTGGCAACAAACGCTACACCTCGATCATTGACAGCACGGCGACCATGGCGGCATTCACCATCGGCGGCGGCATGGTGGCGGGGCTCACGTCGCCTGCTACCCCGTGGTTCAAGCTCACGACCTCTGACAGCAAGACCAATGAACGCTGGGGGGTCAAGCAATGGCTCGATGATGTCACCGACATCATGCGGACGACACTTATCCAGTCGAATATCTACAACTCATTCCCGCAGGTCTATACGGATGTCGCTACGTTCCTCACCTCGGCCATGCTGATCGAACCGGATGACGAGGACATCATCATCACCCAGGTATTCCCCTTCGGCTCGTACTACATCGCTCAGGATGCCCGTAAGCGCGTGAATGTGTTCATGCGCAGGTTTCAGATGACGGTGCGGCAGATCGTGGGCGAGTTTGGCCGGCCGGATGGTCCTCATGGGGAAATCGACTGGACGAACATTAGCCCTTATTGCCGGAACCTCTGGGACAACGGCAATACCGAAACGTGGATTGAGGTATTGCACTTCATTCTCCCGAACGAGGATTACCGCCCTGGAGCCCTCGACAGCAAATACAAAAAGTTCTCCAGCTGCTACTTTGAGAATCAGCTAGGCGGCACGAACGCAGGGAACGTCTCAGGCGGTCAGGTGATGACCGATGACAAGTACCTGCGCGAGAGCGGATACGATTATTTCCCCGTGCTGTGCCCTCGCTGGAGCATCGTAGGCGAAGACGTCTATGGCACGGATGGTCCCGGTACCATCGCCATCGGTGATGCCAAAGCCCTCCAGGTCATGCACAAGCGCAAGGCACAGGCGATTGAAAAGCAGATCAATCCCCCGATGAACGCTCAAGGGCAGATGAAGAATGCCAAGTTGAGCGTGCTGCCTGGGGAAGTGAACTACCTCACGCCTAGTCAGGGGAAGGATGGCTTCGTGCCTGCTTACCAGATTGCCTACAACATCACGGAGATGAAAGAGGAGATCATTGCCCATCAACGCCGGATCAGCAGAGCTTACCATGAAGATACTTTCCGGATGCTTCTGAACGATGATCGTCCTCAGCGTGCTACGGCTGCGGAGATCCACGCGAAGCAGCAAGAGAAGATGCTGGATCTTGGGCCGGTGCTGGAACAACTCAATCAGGACATGCTCGATCCTTTGATTGACATCGTGTTCAACATCCTGCTGGAACGTGGCCGTTCGCGCATGAATCCTTTCGGGATGATTCCGCCTCCTCCTCCTGAACTGATGGGACATCCTCTCGCGGTGGAATACGTGTCCATCATGGCGCAGGCTCAGAAGGCGAATGCGCTGGGCAGTTACGACCGCTTTGCCATGTTTGTCGCTCAGGTGGCTCAGGTGGACCCCTCGGTGCTGGATGTCGTCAACCGCGACAAGATGGTGGAACATTACGGCGACATGTGCGGCGTGAAGAATGACGTCATGGTGGATGACGACAAGGTAGCTGCCATCCGCCAGCAGCGTGCCAAGCAGCAGCAACAGGCGCAGCAGTTGGCCGCAGTCCAGGCGGCCACTCAATCGGCAAAGAACCTCGCGCAATCTCCCATGGGAGAAGACAACGATAACGCTTTGACCAGGCTTGCGGAAGGCGCTCAACAGAACTCTCTTCAGAACGTGGCGTGATGGCGGATGAATCTGAACCGTTGGTGGGGAATGCTAGTGATCCTCGGCAAGTTCGCGCTGCTGGTAAGAAAGCAAAGCAACGGGATCGTGCGCGTGAGGATCAGCTGCGATTCATCCTCAACAGCCCTTTGGGACGTCGCTGGTACTGGAACAAGATGAACGAGATGTTTGTATTCCTGCCGACGTTCGATACCAACCCGTATCAGTCGGCTTTCAACGAGGGATTCCGTAACGCGGGGCTCATGCTGCTCCGGGAGTTGGAACAGGTGGACCCTGCGCTCGTGGTGTTGATGCGTCAGGAAGCGGCGGCTGATCAAGAAAGAGGGCTTTGATTATGGCGGATAGCGTGGTAGCGACGGCTCCGGTTAGTGCGGCTACGGTGGGCGGTGCTGGATCTCCTGGGACGGCTACGCCTCAGGTAGTGACGACCGTACCTGCGGCGTTCACTCCTGACAAGTCTCAGGTGACGACGCCTCCTCCTGCTGCTACTCCAGCGCCTGCTCCTACGCTGCTCGATCCCATCAAGCCTGAAGCAGCCAAGGCGGATGCTACCAAGGAAGCCCCCAAGACCGAACCCGTCAAACACGATTACTCGAAACTCGAAATGCCGAAGGATAGCCTGCTGCCTGCCACTCACAAGGAGAAGATTGCCGCCTTTGCGAGCAAGCATTCTCTGTCCCCTGAAGTTGCGCAGGAATTGGCTAACGCTCAGTCGGCGGAACTCAAGCAGTATGTTGATTCGCAGGTCAAAGCCTATGAGGGGGTCAAGCAGAAGTGGGCTGATGAACTGAAGGCGAACCCCAAGTTCGGCGGCGACAGGCTTGCGGAATACAACAAAGGCGCGACCGAAGTCCTCAACAAGTACGGCTCGCCTGCGCTCATGAAGATGCTTCAGGAGTCCGGGTATGCCTACAAAGTTGAGGTGGCAGAGCTGCTTTCGAACATCTACGCCGCGATGAAGCCGGACAAGATGGTGATGCCTGGTGCGAATGGCGCAGGCCCCGCCAGGGACATGAGTCCGGATGCGGTGGCAAAGAGGATGTTCAACAAGAGCCAGCACGTGTGATCCTCTTTTAACCGAAGGAGAAATTAGAAATGTCTACTCTTGGCGGAACGGTCCTGAACCTTGCGGATTGGGCGAAGCGGCTTGATCCCAATGGCTCGACCTCGGATGTTGTCAACCTGCTGTCTCAGGACAACGAGATGCTGGAAGACATGATGTGGGTGCAGTCGAACGGCCCTACCAGTCACCGGACCACGGTGCTGACGGGCGAGCCCAGCGTTGATTTCCGTGTTCTGAACACTGGCGTGACGCCCTCGAAGTCCACGACCGCGCAGGTCGATGAGACGATGGGCATTATCGCCACGTATTCGGAAATCGACAAGAACCTGTGCGAGCTGAACGGCAACACGGCGGCGTTCAGGCTCTCGGAGACGCAGCCTTTCCTGTCGGCCATGAACAAGCTGGCGATGGGCGTGATCCTGTACGGCGATGCCAGCTCGACTCCGAACCGTTTCAACGGGTTCGCTTCGCCTGCTCGCTATTACACCCTGTCGGCCTCTGCCTACAGCAATCAGATGCTGGATGGCGGCGGCTCTGGCACGGACAACACGTCCATCTGGCTGGTGGTCTGGGGCGGCAACACCGTCCACGGCATCGTCCCCCAGGGCAACACGGCGGGCATTGTGCAGGAGGACAAGGGCCTCGTCACCGTTACGACCGGAGCCACGAACGGCATCGGCGTGGCCCGCATGGAAGCCTACCGGACATACTGGGAATGGAAGCTCGGTCTTGCGGTGCGTGATCCGCGTTATGTGGTCCGCATCTGCAATATCGACGTTTCCGCTCTTGTTGCGGAGTCTTCGCAGGCCAATCTGATCAAGCTGCTGTCGCGTTCGCTGGACCGCATCCCCTCGTTCGGCATGGGCAAGCCTGCGTTCTACATGAACCGCACGGTGTACTCCATGCT